ATTTGTAAACGAATATGGTATAAGAGTTACTAATTTAGGTGGTTTTATAGTACAAGCCAACGGCGAAGAATTTACTTTTAATGTCGGTTATGAATGGGAAGAGGTACTAGAATCTGTAACATTCATAGAAGCCATAAATAGTGGTAAAAGAATTAGACCTGTAACATGGGCAAACTATTCCACAGTACCCGGAACGATAAAATACTTATCTTCTTTGTGCGTAGGGAACGCAATAGACCTTATGAATGATAAGTGGTACATAGAAAATGAAAGTTAATTGTGACTGTACTACTTGCCTTTCAAATACTGCAGAGTTTGGAAATGATTTTATGGGTACATGCCTAGCTACTGAGATAACCTTATCAGCTAAGACAGATGATGGATACATGGATTGTGATATGTATACATGGGACAAGCTAAAAAAGTTTAGGAGGATAAAAGATGCAAAGTAAATTAAACCTAATACACAAGATATTAGCACTATCTATAAAGATAAATCATACCAAGAAGAAAACAGTATGGTGTGACTTTATGGGGCATGTTGGAGGGGGGTTGTGCGTTAGATACTGTGATGGTATATGGGTACCAAGTAAAGAAAATGAATATAGCGAAACAGTATATTTAGATCAAACACCTGTAGAATATTTTGAAGAGATGTACAACCATTTAGAAGATGTTTATGAGGAGATAACGGAGGGTGATGATGCAGAGTAGATTAGATTACCTTGAATGGAAAATGTCAGAATCAGAACTCACTTATCAGGAACAAAAAGAATACCATAAACTACTATTAATAATAAATGAGGGGGAAGAAAATGAATAAACAAACTGAAAATTATATTATTTTAAAACCTATAAGCGAAAGATTTAATATGGTTGTTGCACAAATTACGGATAGTGACATTAGAAATATAATAATAAGCACACTTAAAGACAATTTAAAGCAATTAGATTTTTCAATGCAAATAGATGAAATTGTAACAAAATATATCGAGGAAAACGAAAATGAAATACTTGATACCTTTAAGAAATCATTCACAGATAAATTTAAAAATAGATAGGAGTTGCTAAAATGGAAATTGAAGAAGAAAAAGCTTATTTTAAAATTGAAAATCTAGAATCAGCTTCTTGGGCCTTTAAGAAACTACAAGAACTTAACAAACAATTTGATACAAATAATATATTTGCTAATAAAGAATTAAATAAGATCTTAGAGTGGCAGAAAAAAGAAAATGAAACTATTGAAAGTTCTAAACTTTATTTTGAGGGATTGCTGCAAGAATACTACAGAGGACTAAAAGCAGACAACCCTAAGGCTAAAATTTCTACTCCATGGGGGCGAGTTTCAAGCAGAAAACAACCGGATAAATGGACTTACAACGAACTTGATACTATAGCATGGCTAAAGGCTAATCAACGCAATAGCCTAATAAGAATCAAGGAAGAATTAGACAAGACAGAGTTTAAAAAGCTTTATTCAAAGGGTGTAGACTTAGAAACAGGCGAACAAATACCAGGTATTAAAATAGAGCAGCAGGAAGAAAAAATAGTTATTAGTGTGGAGGATTAAGATGCAAGAGATTGAAACGAACTACTATAATTTAATTAGGCAAAATGTAAAATGCACAGGAACCATAAAGAATGTTTATAAAGGTTTAATTATTAGATTAGAAACAAAAGATTGTGTCAGTAAAAAAGAATTTTTAATAGGCTTTCTTAGTAGATTTAGAAGTACATACGCCCCATTTCCACAATCTAGTACAACTAAAGAATATAAAAAGTTTCTTAAAGATGAAATTGAATATACTCAAACAAAGTTAGAAGAATTAAAGTTTGCTCACAAAATATGTGGTAGAAAGATATTGGAGGATTGAATATGGACAACCTAAAACTGTACAAGAAAATGTATGATGTAATGAATGAATCAGAAGCTATTGAAAAAACAATGACCGTAGGTAGTGGTAACAACTCCTACAAGGCAGTAAGTGAAGCAGCTATGCTAAACTTAGTTAAACCACTATTTAAAAAGCACAGGCTTATAGTATTCCCTGTAGATGGCACCATAAAAGATAATGTTATGGTATGGGAGAAAACAGACAGTTTTAAAGGCACCGTTAAGAATGATCTAAGGGCAATTACTGAATTAAAAGTAGTTTATAAAATAGTAGATATTGATAGCGGAGAATCTGAATTGTTAGTTGGTTTTGGTAACGGCGCGGATCCACAGGACAAAGGTGCTGGAAAATCGTTCACTTATTCCTATAAGACTATGCTTTCAAAAACCTTTATGTTATTCAGCGGTGAGGACACAGACAATACACATAGTGACGATATAAACAAGGACACGGATAAAGCCCATTTAAAGCCTCCTAGTGGCACGAAACCAACAGGGAATACAATCATAAGCCAAGCTATGGTACAAGCAATTGTAGACGCAGGAATTAAACGTAAGACAAGCCTTGCAACCATAAAGAAAACAATCTTAACCGAGTACAAGAAAAGTTCTATAGAATCATTAACCCTAGAAGAATATAACGCAATTAAAACTAGATTAGAAAAGTAGTCGGACTTTGAATATATGATGAATTTGAAAGGTAGGAATAAGTTTGAATGATTGTATAAATTGTCAACATTGCACGGAAATAGATGAATATGAGCATGAGGGTTATTGTGAGCTGTGGGCTAAAAAAGTATTTGTTCACATAGATGGTTGTAATGATTTTGAATGGAGAGAAAAAGAATAGTCGCATTTTAAATATAGGAGGTAACCCCATGAGAATCAGAAAATTCAGTTTTGCTTATTATGTACAGTATGTTTTATTAGATATTATGACGAGGAAGTGAAGCACAATTTGAATATATTGCGAAATAAATTTAAGGAGTCCGTTTTATTAGGAGTTTAAAATAATGATAAAAGTTGAAAATTTAGGAAAAGATTTTATGTGCTGTCAATCATGTAATTCTAATGATGAACTTGTTGGAATATCAGTAGGGTTGAGTGAAAGGCAAACATTAAAGGTTCGCCTATGTAAAAAATGCTTGGCTGAATTAAATAAAAAGATTAATGCATAATTCAAAAATAGTCCGTAGTAAATAATTTGTCGAAAACTATTTCTTTTTACACTCCATTATGTATAGACAGACTACGTTTTGGAGTGTATAATAGATAGTATAACAAGGTGGTGATTAAAATTACATATAAAGAGAAACGAAAAAAGAATGGATATACACAGATTGATGTTGCGGTAAAAGTAGGAGTTTCATTATCTACTTATATATTATGGGAAAAAGGTGCAATGAATCCTAATGAAGAAAATCAAAAAAAGCTTAATGAAGTTTTAAGGTAGGTGAACAAATGAATAATGAAGTAATGTTTAGTAGTGGAAAAGATGATTGGGAAACACCGTATAAGCTATTTGATGAATTAGATAAAGAATTTGGTTTTACCTTAGACCCTTGCGCAACTCATATAAATTATAAATGCGGATTTTATTTCACCAAAGAAAATGATGGATTAAAAGAAAGTTGGGAAGGAGAAACAGTATTTTGTAATCCTCCTTATAGTAGAAAAACAAAGGACAACCCTGGACAAGAAGCATGGATAAAGAAATCTTATGAAGAAAGTCAAAAGAATAGTAGGACTACAATTGTAATGTTATTACCTGCACGAACGGACACTATAGCCTTTCACAAATACATTTATGGTAAATCTGAAATAAGATTTATAAAAGGTAGATTAAAATTTGTAGGCGCAAAAGCTACAGCACCCTTTCCAAGCATGATAGTGATTTATAAAAAGGTGAGCGTATGAAATATACTTTATATGGATTTCAACAATCAAAACTTATAGAAAACAAATTAACTAATGATGATGCTTTAATTTTAAGACTTGTAAAAGATATGTTTTCAACGGCTGGCATGGAATTTAAAGACTTTGATGGAACTAAATATATGTGGGTAAACTACACATTCTTTTTAAACCAAATTCCTATCATAGGCTCAAAACGTAACCTTATGAGAAGAATAGAATATTTTGGAAAAGAGTTTCTTCTACTAAGAAAATTACAAAATACCAAAAATGGTAAAAAGGGTAGTTTCTCATATATAGCACCTACTAAAAAACTGGATGAATTACAAGATTATGACCTTGTGACAAATTCGCATGAGGGGTATGACAAAATGTCACAGGGGGTAGGACAAAATGTCATAGAGGGTGTGACAAAATGTCATAACAAAGATACTTCTATAAAAGATGCTTCTATAAAAGATAATAAAACATACTCAAAAGAGTTTGAAGAGTTTTATAGTTTGTATCCGAAGCCTGTAAACAAAGACTTAACTTATAGAAACTACTTAAAAGCAGTTAAAAAGGATAGTGCTGATATTATCTTACAGGCCACCAATAATTATATAAATGAAATAGATAGTAAAGGCACAGATAAACAATACATCTTTAAAAGTTCAAACTTTGTTGGTGAAGCTATGCAATATAAAAACTATATTGAGTGTGAAGAAATCCAAGTAATAAACCCTTATAAGAATTTAAGTAGTTAGGGGGTGCAAAGTGAATATACCTATAGACCTGGTAAAGCAAGCAAAGGAAAGTTTAGGTGTACAAGCAGCAGAAATAATTGCTAGTGGCCTATCATTAAATAAATGGGATTCTAGAAACTTAAAAGGTTGCTGCCCTGTACATAGTGAAAAAACTCCATCTTTTACATGGAATAAAAAAAAGAATGCCTTTAAATGTTTTGGTTGTGGGGCCACATTAGATATAGTAGATTACTACATACATTATTGTAATATGAGTTTTTTAGAAGCTTGTAAGAAGTTATTTGCTGAAACACATATTAATTATGAGTTTGAAACTATAGAACCTAAAAAAGAATATAAGTATCCAACGGCCGAGAAAAACACAGAATTAAATAGTGTACAGGCCTATATGAAAACTAGGCAAATAAGTATTGAAACTTTAAATAAGTGTGGCATTAAGCAAGATAATAAAGGGAATATAGTCTATGAGTACAAAGACCAACATGGAGAGCTCTTACTTGTAAAGTATAGGCCATCAAGAAAAATAGTAAAAGGCGAAAATAAGCTATGGTGCCAAAAGGATAAAGATACAACTCCATTACTGTTTTGTATGGATAAAATTGATACAAGCAAACCTTTATTAATTACAGAGGGTGAAAATGATTGTCTTAGTTGTGTAGAAGCAGGATTTAATAATACCGTAAGCGTACCTTTTGGGGCAGGAAATTTCTCATGGATAGAACATAATTGGGAATGGTTAGAACAATTTGAAAAGATAATTATATGGGCCGACAATGACGAATCAGGCCAAAAGATGAAAAATGAAGTTATCCCAAGACTAGGCGAATATCGTTGTTATGTGGTCAATAGTCAATGGAAAGATGCCAACATACATTTATTCAAAGAGGGAAAGGAAAGCACCTTAAAGGCAATAGAGAGTGCCAAGGATGTACCTATAAAAGATGTAATAGACTTATATGATGTAGGCGAGTTTGATATTAATAAGGCCGAGAAAATAAGAAGTGGATTTAATGGCCTTGATAAATTTATAAGTGGGTTTGTATTAGGTAGTTTGGATATTGTAACAGGAATAAATAGTAGTGGTAAATCAACGCTGCTTAATCAAATGTGTATAAGCGAACCATTACAGCAAGGTTACAAAACATTTATATACAGTGCTGAATTGCAAAAAGAACAATTAAAGTCATGGATACAGTTTCCACTAGCAGGGCCCGACAATGTACAAGTATTTAATAATGGCCCGAACCAACCCGAGGGATATTTTGTAAACAAAGAAATAAAGTCTAAAATATCCGAGTGGTATAAAGGCAAAATCTTTTTATATAACAATGAAGATGATAATACCGCTAAAAACATATTAAGCAAAATGGAAGAACTGGCCAAGAAATACGGGGTTAAGAATTTCATACTAGATAACTTAATGATGATAGATATTGATAGTAACGGGTATGACGATCTAAAAAAACAAAAGGAATTTGTATTAACTCTTAAAAGGTTCTCCAGGAGGTATAAAGCAATAGTTCATCTAGTGGCCCACCCAAGAAAAGTAGAAATGATTAAAAGATTATCAAAATTAGATGTTGCAGGGAGTGGTGATATAACTAATTTAGCTGATTATGTAATAGCAATCCATAGGGTGTTACCATCAGAAAAAGAGGGCACTAAAAATAAAAAAGGCAATTATATAGTGGCCCCTTGTGAGTATGATAATATACTAGACTTATTTAAAAACAGGCATACATCATATCAAGATAAAGCTATAGGTTTATATTTTGATATGGGAAGTAAAAGAATGCACGGTGATAGTGATGATTTAAATAAAAAATATAATTGGGAAAATGAAGAAGGGTTACAGGAGGTTATATATGGAGAATTCCCTTTCTAAGCTAAAAACTGAATACAATAGAGTAATAGCAAGAGAAATTAAAGCAGAGGAATATTTTAAAGATGCAAAGATAAAACACATTGAACACTATTTACCAGAATTTAATAATATAACAATTCAACTAAGTGGAATGATGCGAGAATACATTAAATTAACGGGCTATGAAATGACAGACATTGAGATATTGCAGGGATTTAAGGAAGTTTAAAAGCTACAATACAACCTATCAAAAAATAACAGAAACATGGAAAAGGTAGTACAGAATATGAATATAATGTGAAATAGATAAGGGGGAAAAATGAACGAATATAATAAATTAATACACGGTGATTGTTTGGAAATAATGACTAAAATTGAGGATAAATCAGTATCATTAATTTTAACAGA